TCCTGGCTATTTGGACATCCTCAATCACCTCGCTGGAGATGTGGATAATACTAATTATACTTCTGTTCATATGACAACTAATATGTCACGTAATATGAAGTGGCATAAAACATACTGCGAAACTGTTGCAAAAATGCACCGTGCAAGTATTACAGCATCTTTTCACAGCGAGTATGCGAAAGAAGAGGAGTTTGCTGATAAGTTATTGTACTGTATGGAACATGATGTACATGTAACAATCAACATGGTTCTTGTTCCTGAATGGTTTGACCGGGACTGGGAAAGAGCATTATACTTTCACAATCGTGGCATAAATGTTACATTAAAACCTCAGAGTGACCCAACTGCATCTTTCGTAGTACATGGTTATACAGATGAACAATTAAAGACAATGCGTAATGGCATGCCACAACGTGATTATACCAGAGAATTACAGAAAGAAACTGGCATAAAAGTAGTAAGACCAAAACCTAAATCAGGTAGTATGTGGAAAATGGATGCGATAAATGGTGATGACAAGTCAGTGCCACACCAAATGCAAGTAGAATTTCAAGACAGTAAAGGAAAGAAATGGTACATGGACCAGGCAGAACGTTTCAATGCTTTTAACTTTAATAAGTTTAAAGGATGGGAATGTACGAGTGGGTTCAAAGGTATCATTATTAGAGAGCCAGATGGTAGTATCAAACGTTCGTACAGTTGTGCGGATGAGCCACTTGGGTATGTAGAGAGTGGGTTCAAGTTATTTGATGCCCCTAAAGTTTGTATTAGTGAGAGTTGCGTTAGTAGTGCAGATAGTAAAATACCAAAACGAAAACCTGGAGCAACAGTTCCAATTTATCCAGGTGATATATCATTTAAATAAGGAGAAATGAAATGTGGAAACCAATAAGTGAGTGGCCAACTTTAACAGAACTATTCTTTGGCAAAGGAGTAGACCCGGCTACATATAAAGGTGATAAAGAAGCGCCGAAATACCTAAGCGGTAAAGGTAAAAAAATAAATAAGAGTATAGAAAAAGCAATCACGGCTGAGAAGCCAGTTAAAAAGAAGCCTATTAAGGAGGTGCAACCCAAGGCTCCTAAGAATGCAAAGACTGAAAAGAAGAAGAAATTGACAACTAAAAAATAAAATATGAATGTTGAGAGAACTATTGAAGAATTGTTAGAGGAAATTAAACAATTAACCAAACGAATAGAAGCATTAGAAAAAATGGTTAAATTCCATGATGCTATTCGTAGAAGATAAGAGAGAAAGAAAGAAAAATGTTCGATTGGAAAAAACCAACAGTACAATTGTTGGGTAGATGGCAACCTTGGCATGACGGACACACAGAGTTGTTTAAAAAAGCATACAGAAAGACAAGACAAGTATGTATTATGATACGTGACGTAAGTGGTATAGATGACAATCCATTTGATATAGAAAGTGTCAAAAGTAGTATTGTCAGTCACTTACATGAGCAAGGATTTAAAAATAAGTACGATTATGTAGTTGTAGAAGTACCAAACATCATAGACATTAGTTATGGCAGAGATGTGGGATATACGTTCACAGAACACAATCTAGGCGAAAAGATACACAATATCAGTGCAACTAATATTCGCTCCGAACTACGTGAAAGTGGAAAATTGAAATAGAAGGAAACTATGCGAGAAAAAATAAGAATGCAATCAACAGAGTCAGCACATTTTTATACAAGACATAAAAATAAAAGACTACATCCAGAAAAGATGACGTTGAATATGTATGACCCATATATTCGTAAACATTGTAAGTATACTGAACAGAAAATTAAGAAGTGACTATTAAGTTGTTCATTATGATGTACACTCTTTGTGGGTTTGCAGTAGGATTGTCCGTAGGTATATTATTAACAATGCTAGTATTGAAAGAAAAGAAATGAAATCACCAGAAGAAGCAGTTCATAGTTTTTGTCCAACACAAGTTCGAAAAGTATTGGACAGTCTACACATAAAGAACAAAGGTTCAGCAGATGAATTAGATGATTACTATTCTAATTGGATTAACTGGACATCTCGTTTCCGTGGAACAAATGAGTTCTCTCAATGGGCTGTATCAAATGGAATACACGATGCAATAGTCAATCAAGTTGCTTATAGGTCAAAGACTGTTAATAAGTTTTATTACTTTGAAGATGATTATAAGTTTTATAATACATTATTGTCTCCATATACCTCTGAGTGTATCCACCATACGGACCTAGACACGATAGAAGAAAATAGTTACATCATCGTCAGTCAACCCAATCATTCTGGTAGTATTTCAACTTGGTTTTCAGAACTAAAAACGAAGTGCGAACAAACAAATAGTAAGATATTCTTAGACTGTGCGTTCTATGGAACGTCTTTAGAAACGATGTCAGTCTACGAACCAGAGATTGATTGTGTTGCTTTCAGTCTTAGTAAAACTTTTCTACTAGGTGGAATAAGAGCGGGAATAATTTTTGGTAATGATTTAGCACCAAGTTTAACTATTCCTATAAGTAAACTAATGAACTACAACTACTATAATATCAATGCAGTAACAGTTGCAAATGCAATCTTACCAAAGTTTGGACCATTATATGTGACTGCACCAGCAAAGATGATACAAGAACAATATGTAAATAACCATCCAGGATATACAGCATTAGAAATATGGATGTGGGTCCTTGATGAGAATGGAAACAAGATTTGTATAACAGATGAAATACAATCTGGCATACAAGCAGAGTTAGATAAGGAATAAAGATATGAACGTTACTGAAATAAACATAGACATTGATTACGATAGACTTCGAAAGGAGATGTATGATTTGAACGTTGACCAGTTTCTTATTTCTAACAATGGTCAGATGTCAATTCAAACTATTCCTGGAACTCCTGTAGATAAGCAACCTTTATCAGGCACACTTAGTCTTCAGGTTGACTGGGACAATCACGATGCTAGTGACCCTAATTCAAAACCAAAGAAACGTGATGTTATTTTAGAAGAAAAAGACTTTACAGAAGTTTGTGATTTTCTAAAAGGAACATATACAGAAGAAGTTATCAATATCTTTAATGAAAAATATGGTGCAGTTCGTGGTAGATATATGATGATGAACTGGAAAACATGTCTGACATATCATTATGACCAAACACCTAGAATTCATCTACCATTAGTAGCAAATGAAAATTGTTTTATGATTATAGATGAGAAGATAGAAAAGTTACGTGAGGGAATTACGTATCATGTTGACACAACGAAGATGCATACCGCAATTAATGCCGGTAGACATTTAAGATTTCATATGGTGTTTTGCCTACCGCCTATAGAAGACGGTAGAACTGAAAATCAATTAGAATTCGATTTAGAATAAGTGAGTTTCACTTAATTCGTGATGAAGGCTTGCTGGAGCATCTCCAGTAGAAGCATTAGCCATAATAGCATCTTTCTCTGCTTGGTCTTCATAAGCAACTGTAATGATTACTTTTGTTTTATCTTCACTTAGTTGACATTGCTGTTTAGCAGGGTCATTGACATCAAAGCCAGCATCTGTAAACAACTTTAGTTCAGCCGCTCTCCAATCAGCAAGTCCATTTTCAGTAAAGAAGTGGTCTACTGAATCATATTCCATGGCCATATTCGCTGTTCCAGTAAGAATAGTAGTTTCTTTTATCATAATATTTAACTCCGGTGTTTTAAGTTTATAGTAATTACTATACTTATTTATCTAATTTAGAATGGTATGTCATCATCCCATTCGTTTTCATCACTTTCTCCACCCGCTCTTAAATAAGTTTCAAACGTTATATCTGGAGTATGCTGATTGCCTTGACTATACATTTGATTGAGTAATACAAAATCATCAGTGTATTTTTCTATATTAACTTTAGTATCTGAGAGATATTTGTCGTGTACTCTAGTTAAAAATATAGCATCACAATATTGATATGCTTCATCATACAAAGTTTTACCACCAATAACAAATATATCTTGTTCTGGATATGCAAAATCTAATGCTTTGAGAATTACTTCTATCGAATCTATCTTTGGATTTCGAGTAGCAAAACAACCAGGAAAATCGTCTTTGTTGTGAGCAGAACTGATTACATAGTTATGTCTATGCTTTAATGGTGCATGAACACCAAGACTTTTCCAAGTTGTAGAACCCATGACTATTACATTTTCTTCAGTCAATTGTCTAAACCAGTTTAAATCTTCTTTGAGTTTTGGCCAGGGTAGGCCGTTTTTGAATCCGATACCGCCAATCTCATCGGCAGCCAGTATCATGTTAATCATTGCCAGTCAATGTATCCTTGCCTTCTATTTCGCCATCAATTGTTCCAGTATCTATGTCGTCACTCTCAAAATGGGCGCCTAAAATGGACTTTACATTAGTAGCAACATCATCTTTAATCTTTGAAACATTTATCTTTACTTGAACATCAGCAATCTTGTCGAATCTATGTACAAGTTTTTCCCAGTTTAAGTCATCAGCAAGTGGCAGAGGATGTAATAATTCATCACCTGACATTTCAATCTCTTGACCACTTGCTAACGTTACTAGTATTTTTTCTACGTATTCTGTTGGAATACTCATCGGAAATATTTCATCCATTAACTTATCAAAGTCTGGGTCGTTCATCATTTCAGATTCCTCTTAAAAGTTAATATACTAGCAGACTTATTCCGTTGGTGCGGCGGCTTCTGCTCTCGCCTTCATGGCTTTTGCGGTAGTTCCTGCAGGTCTACCTCTGCCACGTTTCGCTGGTTTTTCTGCCTTCTCTGTAAGAGACGGGTCATACTTAACCGCTTCTGCACGTTTTTTAACTGCTTCTTCTTCTAACATGACTGCCTGAATTAACAAGTTCTGTGCAATCTTTTTGTTATCACCTTCGGCAGCCATATCTACCTGCTCAACGATGTTTTCTTGTACAGTTTGCCCTTTTGCTTCAGGTGGTCTTGATGCTTGGCCGCCAGTAATTTCATCCATCTGCTTCAATAAATCAGACAGAGGCAATGAAGTATTAGAATTAGGCGTCATAATAATTGAATCGACTGGTAGTTTGACCAGAAGACCCTCTTTATGCAAAGTTTCTAGCATATTATTACCATTCCAGAATACTTTACGAGAAAGAACTTCATACAACTCTTTTGCGGCTTGTCCTTCTTTAGATTCAACTGCCTTCATGAAATCTTCATGGTACTTATCTGGCAATGAATCACTGTATACTGCTAAAGCACTTTCTGGTTCATCAGGTAGGCGCAAAAACGCTACACTCAGACGAGTGTTAGTGCCTTTATGTGTGCCTACATGTTTAATAAAGGCTGCCATTACTCACCGCCTTCAGTCACGTCTGCATCTTTACCTTCTGCCGCTTCGGCTGCCGCTTTTTGCGCCGCTTGGACATGGTCTACAAATTCTTTGACTTTGTTTGCTACAGCACCCACAGACGAAAGTTCATTCGCTTGAAAGGCACCACGTTTTGACGCTAGGTCAATAATATTATAGATATTAACTAGGTCATTTACGGTCACACTAGGAGCAGTTTGCTCTGGTGCCGCTGTTGTTTCTTGTTCTGACATAAAATTACTCCTTTGTCATTTGTTAAATTGATATTATATAATATGAATTTTTACAATTCACTATACTATTCTACATGGTTAAAATGTCAAAGTCAAGCATTTTTAACCAATTTATGCTCTTTTTTTCTCTGAATTTGGGTCAATATACTTCAACCAAATCTCATGGTCTATATGTACAGTGTTGACTCCATTGACTAATTGAAGAAAATCTGGCTTCCTAGGTTGCTTATATGGTTTGATATGAGTGTGACTTGCTTTGTCATTATTGCACTTCCTACAGGCTGAAACAATGTTTGTCCATTCAGTTTTACCACCTTTAGATTTCGGAATAACATGGTCTAGAGTCAAATCTTTATAACTGAACATCTGTTTACAATACTGACAAATATAGTTATCTCGTAAATAAACATTACTTCTATTAAACGAAGTGTTAACACGTTGCTTAACAAATTCTCTAGTCATTATAACACTGGGAACTGTCATTGTTATGTTAGGACTATGTACTTGCCAATCTTCGTGCCATTCTAGGACATTAATTCTATCAAGCCAAACGAGTTTTATGCTCTCTTGCCAAGTGAGTGTTGAAAGGGGTGCGACACTTAAAGGATTGCCGTCTGCGTTCAAAAGGAGGGTATCTCTCATATATCATATCAATATCTTATTTAAAGATATTTATCTAATATACAAATGTCAAAAACCCCACCGTTTAGAGTGGGGTTTGAGAACTATGAATCGAATAAATCGTCAAATACTTCTGGCTTTGGCTCTACATATTCTATAATTGGGTACTTTTCTAAATCATTATCTGATTCTTGTGAACAGTAAATAATACTAACCCATGCTCCCTTAGGTTCTTTACGATATTCAACGTGCGAAAAGTGAACTTGAAGTAAAGATACTATTTCGTGGAACTTTTTCAAATCAGAGTCTAATAAATGGGCGTGATGATATTCCATAATCAATTCCCTAACATTAGACCAATCTGTAATAGCAGGTAATACTTCGTATTCTCCGCCCTCAATATCCATTTTGATAACAGTTGGATTAACTCGTTTCATAATATCATTGATATTTTGAGCATTAACTGTTATGGTATCACGTCCTCGTTTTGCTACAAGTGAGTGAGCGCCTTTATTTTTCTTTGTGTTGATACTGAAATTTCTTGTGGTATCGTGATTACCAACAACCGCGGCATTATTCAACTGAACACTACCATCTACATTGTTTAATTTACAATTATCTGTTGCTAAATTAAAATTCTCAAGGTCAGGCTCAAACGAATGTATCTCTTTCACTCCTCTTTTGAATGTTTGAATAGTAAACATTCCTATGTTCAGACCAAAATCTAATACTACATCACTTGGCTGTAACTTGAGTTTTCTGTATTCATTGCCACCAATAACTTCATTGACAACGAACTCGTCACTTGTACCCTCTCGGACTTTTGCTTTAACATCCTTTACTTCTATTTCTTTAATAATAGTCTGTGTACCAATCTGGTTCATTATTTCGTCTTCTTCATCAATTACGTCAAATGACATATAAATCTCCTATAAGTTGGATAATAAAAAAGAGTGCTTTCACACTCTTTATATATTAACATATGTGACCTTGAAAGTCAATAGGTTATTTGATTAAATTTAAGCATCTAAAGGTATAAAATCTTGTTCTTTTAATGCTTTGAACATCTCAAGACCATCTTCTAAAGACTTTTGATTCAGTCTACAGGCAAACTTATTGAATGTGGGGTCTTCCATGCCTTTCTCTTTAGCAAGAGCGGTAATCATAGTCTCAAAATCTTCATCACCATCAAGTTTTCCAGCATGATAATAATTGATATAACAAGTTTTTCTTAATGGATGAAATGATACGTTATTAAGTCCTTTGATACTATCAATATTATTATATGAACAATACTTACTACCGTAGTTAGTGAATAGTCCAGTAGGACCCCATTTCTCTTCCATTCCTTTGCAGGCTTTCTCATCTCTACGAACTTGTTTAGCACCAGCATCATCTTGGTACTCGTCAATCAACTCAGCAGATACGTCTATCAAACCTTGGTCTTCATAAAACTTCACGGCTGTATCAACAGGTAATCTATAATACTCTGTAAGACCATTTGTTTTACATCTAACGTTATCACACAGAATTTTGAAGGCATTCTCAACTCTCATTTGTTGCTTACGATTTTTTGATTCGTAAACTTTGAGTATTAGCCAGCCAATTGGTGCTTTAGTTCTACCAAGTTCTGCAACTCTTCCAATATCTGTACTATCTTTGTTGATTACTGTGATACCACATTTAATTTCTGGGTCAAGAATTTCACCAGTAGTTGCATCTACCATCTGTAGGTTTATGTTTGGGTCCGAATGAAACTGAACACCAATATAATTTAAAAATCTATCTTTATTCATTTCTATACTCCCTTTGCTAGTTTAAAATTATTTCTTTATGATTGACTATAGTAGGCGTGTTCGCCAAATGGTGGAACAATTTGGTCAGTGCCGTGAATGACAAACAAACTATCACAATAACTTTCATCACCCCAGGAATCCCAAGGCATACCATCTGTAAACATAATAAACTTATCAGGAGTAATATCGTTTTCCTTCATAAAGTTATAGTTACAATCGAAGTCAGTACCACCGCCACCGACAATCTCGTAGTTCTTAAGTTCGTCAGCATTATATGGGTCAAACTCTTTATAACCTTCTTTGTTTACTTCGGTATCAAATGTCCAAATTCTAATTTTAAAGTCTTGGAACTGTTGCATAATACCATGAACTTCACCAAGAAATTCTTCAATCATCGAAGATGAAATAGAACCAGAAACATCAAGTGCGATTGAAACATCAATCTTGTCTTCATTCTTTTGACCAGGAAGATAAACTCCCATTGACCTAGATTTCCTAGATTGTCTCATAAATGTGAAATCACTTTTCAAAAGACTTTGAATTGAAATGTTAAGAAGTTCTCTCCAATCCATTTTAGGATTAGTCATACCATTTATAATTCTTTTGATATCACCAGGAAGAGTTCCTGCATCAGTTGATTGAGCCGCTTGTAATACTGCCTGTTTCATCTGGTCTTTAATTGCTTGGGCTTCTTGAGGTGAAACTTTAATAGGTGATTTTCTTCCAGTTGGGTCATTGCCCTCAGCATCACCGTTTCCGTCACCATCGCCAAACATGTGTTGGTCTAGTGTTTGTTTATCATCACCTTCACCAGTTTCTTTTAGGTGTTCATAAATTTCTTCTGTATAACTTCTGTAATATTTTCTATCGTGCAATGCTTGTTTCGGCATATTACCGACACCGGATTCAACTAATGCTTGGTTAACTTTATAGTCAGCCGCAATATTCCAAAGTTTCATATCTCGGTCTTCTTCTTTTTTGTCCATCAATCTACCGAACTCACCACAATGTTCATAAACACAATGCATAACTTCGTGACCAACAACAAAATCAATTTCTTCTGGAGTTAACGTTCTAAAGAAATCTGAATTATAATATAAATGTCTGCCATCGGTTGCGGCAGTAGGACACCATTCTGCCTCGACCATTTTAAGTCTAGTAGCAAGTGTGCCAAAAAATGGATGTCTTATAAGAAGTCTAACTCGACTACTTACAATCATCTCTTTAACTTGTTCGTCAGTATAATCGAATACTACTGGAGCAGGAAGAGTATCATCTATCTCAACGCCATTAGCAGACAAAACATCATCTAATGCTTTGTCTAATTCTTGTTCATTTGTAACTGTAGGCATATTTTATCCTTATCTATTAAAATAAACTTTCGTATGCATTCTCATTAATATACGATACTGTTTCATCTAGTTCGCTAAATGCTTCTAGTTCAACATCAGTTAGTGGTGTACCATCTAACTTTTCTGCACTCTCTACGTATGCATCACAAAAGTCTGGGTAGTCATTCATATCAACGCCACCTAGTTCAATGTTTGTTACTTCGTTAAATTTTATCATATTTTTACCTCTCTAATTATTTAATATACTTATATTATAGCACGGATATGGGATTTGTCAAGTTTTAGACAAATTTGACATAATTTACCTTAGTTTCATTGATAGAATCATCTTTCCAAGCAGTTCCAAGTGCTTTTACTTTACAAGAAACTTTAATATTGTTTCTGCTATTTGCAATATCTTCATTTGAAGTGAAGAAAGATAGTCTATGGTTGTCAGTTGTAATAGCATTAACCATATAACCAGCACCACCATATTGAGTTGTTGCTATATATTTTGATGAAAGTATTTCAATTTCAGTATCAACCTTTTCACCTACCTTTGCTAGATGTCCAGATTGATTACTTCTTTCTTTAAGTTCATCATTTTTTGTATGGGTTTCGTAATACGTAGGAATATATGCGGCGATTCCCATTACATGACTGCTCAGTGAACTATCATCAGCCAGGAACTTAGCAATACCATCTTCAAATTCAGTTAAATTATCAGCAAGAATTTTATATGCAAATGCATCTTCTAGGTATGCCATAACTTTTTTTGCTTTTTGATAATCTTTATTTGTAATCAAATGGCGATAATTAGTAAGAATCCCTATCAGTATTTCTTTATTACTGAAGGCAATCTTTTTAAATTCACCATCTACAACATCAAATGAACCAGAAGATTTCACATACTTATCATTGAATTTATTAGCAACAATTGATGCCGATAATATCTCAGTTTTAGTAAAAGAATACACAGAATCTTTATCTTGCATATCTTTTAGTGTTTTTTCTGATTCAGTAAAATTATATTTACCAAAGTATAAGACTACTTTAGAGTCATTAAAATCTATATATGTGTTTTTTTGTGAAGTGTCTATCATATCCGCTACTTTTATTGAATTATGATATAATTATAACACGAAAGTCATTCCTGTCAAGTTTTTGTCAGAAAAATACTTGCATTTGCACCACCAAATCCAAAACTATTACATAGAACTGAATCTACCATATAATTCTTGGTGGTTGAAGTATACTTTATATTGTACCCGTTTTCTAAGTAATCTATATTCAATGAGGGTGTTATTACCCCATGTTTTAGTGATAACACACTTAATGCTAACTCCATAGACCCGGCAGCACCCATGAGATGCCCTATTTGCGACTTATTTGCAGTTACCCATACATCTTGTAGTCCAAGTCGATTAAGTGCGTCTATTTCAATATAATCGCCCATAGGAGTAGATGTGGCATGGGCATTGATTAAGTCTGGAATACGCCCATTCAATGCATCTTTCATGCATTTCTCTATCATAACCCCCTCTGGATGCGGTGCCACGACTTGATAAGCATCATTCGTCATGGAATAACCAGATATCTCTGCCAATGTCTCTGGTGTCTTTTTATTAGATAATAAGAACAATGCACCACCCTCACTAAGTACTAATCCGTCACGTTTTGTATCCCAAGGTCGAGATGCCTTTTCTGGAGTATTGTTATATTTTGTAGATAATGCTCTAAGTTTTCCGAACTGTTTATAGGATTCAGGTGATACAGAATCATCAAAAGACCCTGCAATTATATTATCTGCTTGTCCAGTTTCTATCAACATACATCCCATAATAACACTATACATTCCTGTAGAACAAGCACTAGAAGTCATGGTACTAGGACCAGTGAATCCATATTGAATGTTAATATTATTAGATATCATGTTTGGTGTAAAAGTGAAAGTGTTATCCACATCATTAGCATTGGCTCTTATAGTTTCAAGGTACATACTTAGTGCTGATGAAACTATTACACCAGTTCTTTCTTTGTCTAACTCTTTACCCTCTAATAGTTCCTGTGCTGATGCTAATGCCCATTGCATATATTGTGGCATCTTTTCACGGTCTCTTTCAGATATGCTATCATACTCTTCGGCATTGAATTTCACTTCACCTGCAACTTTAGACCTAGTATATCTATCCCACGGAAACTTACTTAGTTCACCATAACACACTTTGTTATCTGTTATGCCTTTCCATGTTTGGTCTAAATTACCAAAAGGAGTTAATCCACTGATTGCGTTAATGTATACGGTCATTTTTTAAATTTAATCTTTTCAAGTGATACAAAATCTCTAACATTTACTCGGAAGATATCTTGCTTTGTATTATAAACAGATGCATCTTTATGAATTAATGTCATCCATCCAGACTTGCCATTTTCTCTACGATTACGTCCATGTGAGTGTACTTTATTCATTGTTTCACCTTCGGTGACATCTGAATTGGTAGTTGCGATAATTTCAGTTGCTCCTTTTGATACTGCCCAGTCTACTTGTGCTGGCATAATTGCTCTAAAGCAAAAGTTGTGTTGCATTTTTCTAAGAGATATCTTTGCACTTGCCATTCCACGATATGCTTTCAATGTGGCCATTCTATACATTATTCGATAACAATCTTTGTGAAAATGCGGATAGTAATGCGAGCCGCTAATAGCAATGATTTTATCACCATGATACACCATGTGCCATTGTTCTAAGTCACCCCATTTGCCAAACTTCATTGCTTTTAGACTAGAGTTGTTATCGATACCTTCTGCCGCACAGTCTTCACAAAATGCTAGAACATCATTCAGAATACTAGGAGTATATTCAACTAACTTGAATTCTAAATTATCAGCACCTATCCACGTTTCTAAAACGTTCATTAATTTCCAGGTGAGGCAATTGTTCCGCTGGAAGACGACTTTACCTTTTCCTTAATTTTAACAATCTTTGAATATTTTTCTAGGTTTTCCTGTAGTACTTCATCGTGTGACTTATCACTAAAGAGTACCTTCTTGTGCCATTCATAGGCATTAGGTGCATTCACTCCATTTCGTTTTGCTGATGTTCGAAGCCAAGAGAACTTTTCATTCGCTTGTTCCATTAGTTCTGGTTTTGTATTCAACTTAATATCATCATCAAACTTACCCATAGCAACCGCCATCATCGCCCACATAAAATCTGGAACTCCTGATTCGGCATTATTTCCAGGTACTCTGTATTCTCTCCAACATTTCTCTTTATGATTTTCATCAATACCAAGTTGTTTCTTTTTCTTCCAGAATGGAGTATCTTCTCTGTCTGTTAATGTATAATGAAATAAAATAAATCTTTTAATTGTTTCAACTAACCAATCTATGTTCTTGTTGTATGCATGGAGTGACCCTCTGCCAATGACTTCATCATTTTCTTCTGCACGAGCAATCAATGAACTACATAATTGAAATCCTGCTTGAGCGATGCCAAGAATGTTTGCTTCCATCGGTTCAATCATCGAACCTGTCATACCAATTGATACGACATTTTTATTCCATTGAGTTTTATATTTGCCTGCTTCCCAAGACATATGTTGTGGCTCTTGAATAAATTCATGACCTTCCCAATACTTTTTATATTTCTTCATTGCATCTTCAACAGATATCTCTGTCTTGTCAAACACATATCCAGAACCCATTCTATTGTATAATGGAATAACAAATAACCATCCTTCATCCATCGCATTACTCATAGTGTATGGACGAAATTCTTTTTTGACATCTTTATATTTTATTGGAGCAACAACTATGTCTGTGGTTGTTATCTCCGGCATCGGAATCCATTCTATATCCATTGTTTTTGTCAATACTCTATGGAATCCAGTACAGTCAAGGAACAAATCACCTGTGATTTCTTCACCATCTTCGGTAACAATTGAAGTAATATAACCATCATCATCTTTATTAATATCAGTGATATGACCATGTAGATGATTAACACCCTTAGGAATTGCAATCTTATCTCTGATTATTTCTGGAAATCTATTTGCATCAACATGATATGTAACACCTTGCCAAGTACCAACTAATAGATTATCATTCCAATCATATGGTGACTTGTTGTAATCCATAAGGTATGTTGCCTCTTGCATATCTTGTGCCATTTCCCAATGATTTTTACGACCATCACGTAATAACTGTAACCAATAATCGTTCCACTTATCATCAACACCAGGTTGTCCTTTAGAATTTCTAAATAGGTCTTTCTTTTCTAATGGATGATATAGACCTGATGTAATATTCTTTTCAGGTAGTGCATAAGAGAAACCATAATATTGTTCGTCCCATCGTGAACACCAAAAATGATTAGTGTTATGGTCACGTTTGCCTTCTATGTTCCAACCAACAAATTTATTACCTAGTTTGTAAATAGAATTTGTGTGGGTCATCCAATCTCTCTCTTCTAATCCAATCTCTTTCATCATTGTACCCAGTTGAGGCAAAGTACTTTCGCCTACTCCAATAGGTGGAATTTTATCACTTTCAATGATAGTTACTTTGATATTCGGATGTTTGACTGCCATCCAGGCCGCTGAGAACCAGCCACCTACACCGCCACCAACTACAACAATACTTTTAATTTTAGATTTCATTCTTCTCTCCTTTTCGTAAAATGTCTTTTACGATGTGTCTTCTAATCTTTCCCATTGCATTTCGTGGCAATTCATCTGTCACGACAATGATATCTTTGGGCAACTCATAATACATTAACTTTGTCTTTATTTGCTCTGTTACGTAGTATTTATTCATTCTTTTATCAGTACTTCTTATAACGGCTACTAGTTCTTTTTCTCCGAGACCTCGTTCTCTATATGTTACACATACTTCATCTACGCCCTCACATGCAAGGATGGCAGTCTCTACTGCTACAGGTGACACATTAAAACTATTCACCTTAATCAAGTCCTTTGCTCGTGTCTTAAATACCAACTCGTTATGTTCCCTCTCAAATACATCACCAGTACACCAATATCCCTCATCATCAATAATCATTTCTTCACTATTTAAGTATTGTTTTGTTATTGTTGGACCTTTCAACCACAACACACCAAATCTATCTAATTTATGCTCATAAAATTCTGTTACTGAGAGTTGTAATTTGTGTTCAGTATTGGGTTCAATAAGATGGGTGAGTGCAGGTACATGTGTTTCTGTGCATCCATAAAGATGCCTAACAAGTGGAACTCCCTTATCAAATAATATGTCTATCACTTCGTCAGTGATTGCGGTACTGCCAATACTCAACTGTCGATAATGGGACATACTATAATCTTTCCATTTACGAACTTTTTGCAAAGCAAGTAACATTGCTGGTACCATCGTGCCGATAGTAGGCTTCCATTTGTTACATAATTCTATATACCTTCTCGGTTCAAACGATTCAATAATTACAGTAGCACCTTTTATTAATCCCGGCAAAGTATACAAGTACATGCCAGCAATCGTTGATGGCGGAAGTTGAGATAATATTACATCATCAGATGTTAACTTGTGTATTGAAATACTATGTAGACATCCTAGCATACATCCAGCGGCTGAATGAACGACCGCAGATGGACTACCATTTGTGCCACTTGTAAATAAAATAGTATAGGTAGCATTGTCTTCTTTGACATACACTAGACCTTTATTATGTGGTTTTAGTTCTAAGGCATCTTGCTCACTCATTATAACATGGTCGGGTTTACAAGCATCGACAATATCAAATAAGTAATCTTCTGGTAAATTAGGATGAGTTGGAATGAATGTTACTCCTAGGATATCACAAGCAAGTATCATTCTCACATAATGATATTCTTTTTCACTTGCAAACAAGATTTTTTCACCTGGTTTTATAGCAGTTGATAAGACGGCAGCCAGTGTCTCTACACTCTCTATGAGTTCAGAATAGGTATATTGCTTATCTTTACAAATAAGTGCGGTCTTAGACCCGTGTTCACGAGCGGAATGCTTTATAGTTTCAAATATCATAGTACTATTGTACCATAAAAAAAGAGGGAAGTCAATAGACATCCCTCTTTCATCTTCTAGGTTATGTAGTCTAGGATTACCTGATACCCTACGTATCCCGGCAGCCCCCTAGTGGGCTATTCTTTTAGGCGTTATGTGCCTCGATAATTAACTTACCGTGTTTTTTGAAGAACTTCTCAATACAAGGCACTTTTCTAGGTTCTAGAGGTAACTTGTAAACTTTAAGAGCAGTTCTTCCACCCAATACTGTCATTTCAGTATCGAAGTTTTCCATCATAAAATTGAAGAAGTTGTCAGCCATTTTGTACAAATCATCCATTTTATCTTTACCATTTCTATCTACAAAGTCTTTCAACTCATAACATAGTGAAGTAGTCAATGAAAACATTGCTGAAATCTCTCTGGCTTCTTGTGAAAGTGTAGTAACTGTACCGTCTAGGATATCAGAAGGAACAGGTAACTTCCCAGAAATGGCTCTGTGAGCCATAAACTTAGTAGCAACTCCGTCACCAACTGTACCAGCAATCAAGTCGTGTAGTCTACTATCGCTAATTTCTTCGCCTTCTTTTGGTAACATTTCTGAAACAAAAGTCCAACTTCTTGGAGTAGCAAAGGCTCTTGAAGCCGTTCTAGGGTCAAAGTTAAATAAGTCCATCTTGTTAGATGTTAAGAAACCAACAACATCGGCATTGATTTTATTCTCTAATGCCCAAGTCTGCCAATCTTCAAAGTCAACACCCATTTCTAAGTGAACAAATCTGTTAGCAAGTGGTGAAGGCATTCTATAAGCAACACCTCTATCACTCTCTCTGTTACCAGCCGCAACGATTAATACGTTATCTGGTAGAACATAAGAACCCAATCGTCTATTCAGAATTAACTGATAAGCCGCGGCTTGAACTGATTGTGGTGCTTGGTTCATTTCGTCAAGGAATAAGATAACAGACTCGTATTGGTCTGCTAATTCTTGACTTGGTAAATCTGAAGGAGTAGCCCATTCCATTTGACCGGACTTCTCATTGAAATATGGAATACCTCTTAAGTCAGTTGGTTCCATCAGAGCAAGTCTAAGGTCAATCATAAAACCTGACCTTTCTTGTGTAATACTATCTACAATTTCTGATTTACCAACACCGGGAGGACCCCAAATAAACACTGGTCTTTTTCTGTTAAATGCATAGTTGATTTCAGCCCTAACATCACTAGGTCTGACTACTCTTACATCTAAATCGTTTGTTGATACTTTATTCATAACATAACCTCTCTATTTAATATATTATTATTGTAACACGAAACCGAAATCTGTCAAGTTTTTCATATTTTCTTGTTCGCATCAAACTTGTTTGCCATATCATCGAAGATGGCATAGAAATCTTCACCTATTGCATCAGCCCAACCATCTAAGTTTAGGTCTGCATCTACAAAGTTCCAATTAACACTACCATCATCTAGTAGATTTTCTTCGGAATTTGCTGATTCGTTGAATGCTCTTTCGAACTTTTTGAAATTTACTGACATATTTAACCTCTCTTTTAATTAACTATACTAGTATTATAGCACAAAAGCGGTATCTGTCAAGTTTTTGAGGTATTAAAAAAAGTCTTATTTTCTACCCATAAATCGATATCACCATCAATCATCAGCAATTCTGCCGCTGGAATCTCTTCAAATAAGACTAATTTAGACTTTCTTAGATAATAGGGAGTTTTGAGATACTTATCAAGTGCAAGTATTTGATTACCTGTACCAGTAGCAATTTTTGATTTTATCTCTATATTGTATGTTTTGAAATGTTTTTTGAGAATATCTCGGCCAAGTGCAGAAACTCTAAATTGATTAGATAGAGTACTTATAAAGATATCACTTTGAGTGAGTTCTTTTCTACCTGCTATTTTTCCAGTTGTGTGTTTGTTAATATAATTTATTAACTCAATCTTTTTCACTTTACAACTCTAATTTGTCACCTTTAGTTAAGACGTATACTTCGAAATCTTCACATCTAAATAACTTATTCAAACGTTGTGCTAGGTTGATTGCATGTCCAGGATTACTAAAAGATACTTTCTTGTATTTTGGACCAGGAAAGTTTACCAACGAGTTGAGGCTACGAAGATTTATCGCAACTCCTTTATAAAATACGGAATATACTGCCGTTGCTTTTAGTACTTGCTCACTACGGTATGTTTGATTATCCGTGTGTTCCAAGATTATTGTAGGTTTTGGTCTTGCCATAAGAGTATCCTTATTAATGGTTCTACTCTTATTTATCTAATTATTAGAATAATAGACGTATATAATGGTTATTCCTCATTGAAACCACCACCATCCAGTGTGCTTCCAACGTTGGTATTGTCTTTTTTTAGTTCTAATAGCAATAAAGCAATATCATTTTGTATATTGACTGCTTCATCCATAGGAAGTGTTATCTTGTGGTCACCTCTAAGATTTGCTCGTTTGATTGCCGCTAGAAAATCTTTTAAACTTTTATAATCCATCTCGTTTAATCGCTAATTTTGTTTCGTTTTGCATTTCAGATTTAGTTTTGAATGGTCCTATAAACTCATAAGTATTTAGTGTATCAAGTTTCCCACCATAAAACCATCGCCAGTCAACTGCAAATCTTACTCCGTAATAACCAGCGGCATATCGTACTTTACTTGTTTCTGTTTTAGTATAGGTTGGAATTTGTTTTCCTTTTAACTCTATTGTTTCTGTGTTATATGGCACATGTTTAGAAGGATAGTCTTCTACAATTCCTAATGAAGTCTTCAAGGCTTTTCTTTCAGATAACGGATTCGATTCAATTACAGGACTTTCTTTTGCTTCTAATATATTCTCACCAAAACATTGTATGAGTTCTGAATGCGTAACGTGTTCGTTATTGATTCCAGAAGATATATCTGTATTTCTTACATTGACTACAAAATCATCAGATGAGCAGAAACGTATTGTTCCTATTTTAATACCTGAGTTTTCTATAATCCAAAACTTATCTTTAACTATTTCTTTACTGTATATCATATTTTTTAAGTATCTTCCATGTCCCTTTCCAGTTCTTTACATTATGGCATTTAGAAAATGCATATGGTCCATATTCAATTGCTTGTGCGATTCCATAATCATTTCCGCCAGGTTGTATATTGTCACCGAAGAATACCAGTTCATCTTGGAATGTGAAATCTTTAAGTATCTGGGCTTTGTCTTTCCCTATCTCAATGATATCTAGTCCAGTTTCACCTGCTACTTGTGACGTAATATTAAATTTCTCTGAGAACTTCTTATTAAATTCATCAGAAATCTTTTGTCTTTCATTAGTTGATGTATCATGTGTAACATACTTCTTTCTTTGGGCCCTTGATGCATTTCTACCAAGTATACTAAAGTTTAATAATCCTGGTCTAGAGTCAAAATGTAATCCAGTTTTTGGTTCCCACTTACTACTAATCATTTTCTTTACTAAGAACTTGTATGCTACCTCAGGTAACTCAAAATCTTTAGTGTTCATTACACATATACCATTTTTGTACTTTGTATTACCAGATGAATTGTATACACATTCTACCTTTTTGAATAGTTCTTCACCAACTTGTTCTTCTGTTTTGGTTCTATCACTTCCTGTGACCAGATAAACATTATTCCACTTGATGAACTCTAAGAACCATAGTCTAAAGTTTTCGTTTATTCTATCTCTACTTGGAGTTAAAGTACCATCTACATCAAAAATATAATTTTTCATTTACTTCCAAAACAATATAACTAATCCATAAACGAATGTTATGACTGCAAACACTAATAAGGATTCAACCAATGAAGTTGGTTTTCTTTTTCTCATCTTGCCGGATATGGCTGATTAAGAATTGATGCGAGTTCATCTGGTGATTTAGCAAGATTTTGTAAATCATGTATGCCGCAGAACTTTAGAAAGTTCATACCAACACCAACATTACTTTTTGGCACACTTCTTTCTGCGATTGTTTCTACAAACTTAACTTTTAAGTCCATAGGTTGAGCAGTTAAGTCTACCAGTTTAACATTGCGTTCATAGTCATCACGGACAGTATGCTCTTCGCCATTGTGGTCAGTCCAACGTTGTAACATAAAGTTATTCCAATTGAAACCACCAATATCTTTATCAGCAAATGCTTCTAACATACCTACTTTGTTCTTGGTACCTTTCTTACGACAGCCAGGATATGCTGAAAAGATATTATCTGATGTATCGCCACGGACACATTTCTCAAACAATGCCCACTTCGGGTCTACTTTCTCTTTGATTTCGCCAGTCTTCTTCTCTTTGATAGGAGTCATATTCTTATCATCTTTAAAGAAACCATCTTTAGTAATAATACGATTTTGTACACCATCATACATAGTTACATTGTCGGTGATAAGTTGAAAGTAATCACTATCACTTGACACAATAATATGATTATCATTTGGATGTGCCTCGATGAATAATGCAATCATATCATCTGCTTCGGCTTCGGAATTTTGCAATAACGTTACGTTTGTCTTTTCATCTAAGAATGTAATCATATCATCATACGATTGATACATGATTTCGTCTTCTTCTTGTTCTCTAACACTCTTGGCCATTTGAGCAACTTTTCTATTCTTCTTATATGGCTCATAGAAGTCTTTACGCCAACTACGACCTTCTAAGCAGAAGACGGCATGGTCCGCATTGAATTTATTATAACATAGTTTAACACTACTAAGCATAATATGATATGCCATACCAATTTTCATATCAATACTAGCACCACGCATTGCTACGTGTTTTGCTCTATGATACATATTAAATGAATCTACTAAGATGAATGTCGCCATATGTTCCCCATTTATGAATAAGTTGATACTATTATAACACGTTTTTCTGTTTTGGTCAAATTAATAGTACTCAGAAGTATCTTTATCTGTTTTAACCTTGCTAATAATTAACCCATCTTTGCTGTCAGTCATTACACTTTTTCTGACACCTTCTGCGTCTTCTAAATCATTCAGTACAATATTCTTACATAAATCATTAAACCAGTTATCAACGATTTGGTCTTGTTCAAGACCTTCATATCCGTTTTCTGCTAGATACTCTACGAACTGGTCATTGAAATCTAATTCAAAGAAACCTTGTCCTGGTTTATCTTTATCTAATTCCATGCCAACAACTCTGACATATTCTTTGCCTTCTAATGTTGCCATGTTTTTATCATGTTCATGCTGGTCTATATGACCGTACTTGAAGTTAATCTTTTCAAGTGCAATTGCTTGTTCTTTTTCGTCAACAATTCGTCTAGCAATTGCTCTTTCTTTTTCTTCTGGTGTGCCAAACCAGTTAGATGGATTTAGTGGATTGCTCATCTATATACTCCTTTCTTTGGTTGTTCTTTTTGTTTTCTTATCATTGCTTTAGACATATAAGGTTTAGGTATTTGAAATCCTCGCTTTTTTCTTCCAATAGGAACTTTTGCCCATCTATCAATTGTATTGCCTTTCTTGTTCTTATACTTAACACGAACAAGTACATCTTTAATCTTTGATTGGATATCAAACAATGCTTGTTTTAGTCCTTTGTATTCTTTTGATTCTATTTCTGTACCATCTAACGTTTCAAACGTAAATGTTTTCATCTTACTGCTCATTTGTTCCCCTTTCATATTCAGTGAAGTCGTAGTCTTTATCTCTCCAGACTTCGTTATCTTCTTCATCTAAAATTTTAATCCATTCAATGTTAAAGTCTCCTAACCCAACTGGTGTTTCATTTTCTGGTTCATGGTCAACTGCATTCTCACCCAAATCGTCCATTAAATCATCTAAACTTTCAGCAGTGTTTCCTTCACGTACAAAGAATTTCTTCTCAGCATCATAGTAATCAACTTCCCAAATAACTGTGAAGTTTACCATCCTATTTTCTCCCACGGAACATCTTTATCACCAAAATGTCCGTATACACAATTCTCACTATACTTATAAAAATTAAATAAACCAAATCTATCAATAATTCCTTTTGGTGTTAGGTCGATATTTTCTTCAATATACTTTTGAATAGTTCTATTGTGTCCGTTTGAATCTACATAGATACTTGTTGGTTCTTTAACGCCAATAGCATATGATAATTGAATTTGGCACCAATCTGCCATGTTATCTGCTACAACATTCTTTGCTAACCATCGTGCCATATAGGCGGCACTTCGGTCGACTTTTGTGGGGTCTTTTCCAGAAAAAGCACCGCCACCATGGGGAGCATAGCCACCATAAGTATCAACGATAATCTTACGCCCGGTAAGTCCTGTGTCACCATCAGGACCACCAATGACAAACTTGCCTGTAGGATTAATGTGCCATGTAGTGTTTTCATCAATCAAATCTCCCATTACAGTATTAGCAGTTTCAGATACCATAGCCTTAAGCATGTCCTCAAACCCCTCTTTGTGTTGCGTACTTACAACAATCTGGTCAGCACGTTTTACTTTACCACCTTCATATTCCAAACTTACTTGTGATTTTGCATCTGGTAACAGATATCTATAAGCACTTTTGCGTTTTTCTTTGATGTCTTTAAGTATCTCGTGTGCGTAATATATAGGTGCTGGTAGCATTGCTTCGTTGTCATTACACGCATAACCAAACATTAATCCTTGGTCTCCAGCGCCGAAATCATCGGTTCCTAGTGCGATATCACCTGACTGTGAATGAATCTCATTGTAAATCTTTAGTTTGTCCCAATGAAAGCCTTCTTGTTCATATCCAATTTCTTTAACGGTATAGCGTATAATTTCTTCTACATCGTCCTTGCTAACGTTAAAGTTCTTTACTTCACCCGCTACCGTTACATGGTTAGTGGTTACAAGTGTTTCGACTGCGATTCTTGTAGTTTCGTCACCATTTTTTAGTCCAGCATCGACCATTCTATCACTAATCTGGTCAGAAACTTTATCTGGATGTCCATCGCTCACACTTTCGCTTGTAAAAATATAGTTATTCATTTGAATCCTTAATAAAAGTTAATAGTTATTTACCATTATACAAAATAATAGACCAAAAGTCAAGTGGTTTTATTCTATTGTCTTTCCCAAGTATGCTCAGAAGTCAATTTAAAACTGCCAACACAGGGCATATTCCAACGCTCTGGTTCTATCATACTTAAAAACAGTCCATTATTACCCTTGTAAAGATGATATATTCTGCCTACTACAGGATTGATGCTACATGTGGCATTATACACCATTTCAGTATCTTCTGTTAGTTTGGCTAATCTAAAGTATTCTTGTTTGAGTTCTTCAAATTTAGAAGTAAGTTGTGCCCGAGCATTTGCACCTCGTTCTCTTTTCTTAGATAATACAGCAGGAACTGTAAATGCAGGTGCTCCTACATTAGTTGGGTAAGAAGATAATCCAGGATTATCTACTACTAAGTCAGACTTCTTCACTTTTCTTGTAATATAGAAAATACGTCATAGCCAGCATCACGTAATTTCGCACCACCACCTAAAAACTCTAGTTCCATTATACTTAATACACATGAAATAGTCGCTTCACATCTTTCTGTCAATTCAATGGCAGCCTCAATAGTTCCACCTGTTGCTATGACATCATCTATGATTAAAACTTTATCACCCTTTTGTATTGCATCTATTTGTAAATGCAATTCATCGGTTCCATATTCTAGTTCGTATTCAGTAAAGATTGTTTCTCCTGGTAGTTTGCCTTTCTTTCTTGCCATTGAAAAAGGTATACCAGTTTCTGAACTCAATGCACCAGCCATTGGAAATCCACGAGCATCTAACCCAATGATTTTGTCAAATTTTATCTTACCTTTTGCTAAAAGATAATCATTAAACAATGACATCACATCGTGTAAGCCTCTAGGTGCATTGAATATACTTGCCATATCCTGATAGAGTACACCAGGCCGAGGATGGTCCGGTATTACTCTAATCAGGTTTTGGATAGTTTTTGGAGTTGGCTTGATTATAGTCACTAGTCTTGTAGTTCTTTTTCTAGTCTTACAATCTCTTCTTTCAGGTGCAACTTTTTAAGTTTTAGTTTAGAAACAACTAGGTCCTCTGTGTGCATTTTATATGCAGTAGTGATACCATTATCTAAATCTCTATGTTGCTTTTTTAAGTGAATGAGACGTGTACGTATTTTCTCATCTTGGTCTGGTCTTACGGGTGTAGTCATATTACTTCTCCTATATTATAGACCTCTCTGAATGTATTTATACTTTTAGTTTCCTGCTTTTGCTGGTAAAATATACTCATATAGACCTAACCCACTGTCAACTGCAATCATCATAGCACCTTGGTCTGAAATCTTCATATTCATTGTGCTTGTATCACTTAGTCTAAGAATAGTTAGAACTGTTGACAATGGAAAACTCCAACCTGTCTTTAGTTCACCTTCTACATTACTAGCAAATGGAAGTTCTACTTTATCTGTTGAACTATCACCAATAAAGAATACTAAGTTACCATCAACTGTTCTGACAGTAAGTAATGGGTCAAATGCACCTAGAATACCAGCAAAGTATTGTAGGTCTTTGATTGCTTTTTGTGTTGGCATGATTTCTACATTCCACGCCGCACCTCTGAAAGTTGCAGTTTTAATTTGTGCATCTACTAACTCACTTACGATTACTCGATATGAACTATCAAAACCACCTGGCATTGAGAAGTTAAGTTCAGTAGTAACATTTTCACCATTTCGTGTTTCTGTCCCTACTTTAACATCTGACTCAATTTGATTGCCTTCTTTATCTTCACTAGTATAACTAAGAAGACCATTAAGAACGCCTAAACGTCCTAGACCAAACTTGCCTTCAAATTCAGGAACTGGCGTGTGTAATTTGCCACTTAATACAACAGTACGGTCATCATCCATTGCATCGATTGTAGTTCCCTCTCCATCTGTTGTCACTTTAGCCGCTTGGATAATACCTAGCGAATGTGTGTGCTTCACAATATCTTTTAAAATATCACGCATTTTTGCTCCTTTTGATTAATATTAATTTATTATAACACAATTTAGAACCATTTGTCAACCTATAAATCGAATAGATTATCAAAGGTTTCTGATGCATTTGCATCACTCATATCCCAATTTAGTACTCCAATTAGGTTATCTAGTTTCTTATCAACAATAGTCTGTTCCATTAACTCATGGTCAAATGGCAAATCTTGGAACCATTGTGGTATTTTTGTAGCATCTACAGGATATGCAACACTTTTCAACTTAAATGTATTTGGCTTTAGTTTACATATAATACATTTCATACCATCTACAATTTCTACTGCATATCGGTCTTGATTAAGTTCTCGCAACATATTCCAGTTTAGTGCGGCTGATACGTGTCCAGGAAGATGTACTTTATCTCTTTTAGATTTATCGCCGCCATTATTCAAATCTCTTGCCATTGCCTTCTTTGCGGCATTCACACGATTCTTATATGAAGTCAAGTTATTCACACGAGATTGAGAACCTTTTTCCCAACCAGGTTTTGCTCTAAACTCTTTCTTAAACTCTTTGACCATATCGATAACGTCTTCACGTGTACCATCAGTCAACACTTTCAATAGCACTTCACTGAGAAAGTTTTGCATATAACCAGGAGTATCAGAACGTTTAAGGTCAAGACCCATCGCTTTAATCTTTCCTGGTTTACCATCTACATCACGGCGTTCACCATCATCATCGTAGATAAGCATTGCATATCGTTTCTTCTTAATAAAGATACCTTGTGTCGCACAGTTCTCACGACCAGCAACAATAATCTCACCTTCTTTTCTAGGAACATTAAAGAATGTTTTCATAAAATCTGGAAAACTTTCATTAACTTGATTCGCTACCTCGTCATACAAAGATAACACTTTATCTTTATCCCACTCAATAGTTCCATCATCAATCTCTTGCTGGTATACAGGATACATTGAATAGTAAATGGAGTCTGTGTCGCCGTAGATAACTGCTGGACCTTTGTAATCATATGCACCTGCAATAACTTCATTTGTCTTAGCACCCATGTGTCGAGTAATACAACGACCTGTTAGAGTTGTACTCTGACCAATACGTTTATCATAGAATCGACAACCTTGATTCAAAATCGCACCATATAATGAGTTCAAGTTAATCTTCTTAACAAGTTGTCGTTTATCCCAGAATGCTATTTCTTCTTTATCACCGTCTTCAATTGCCTTTTTCTTGTTCTGTTGCATCACTTGTCGTTCTGCATACCAACGTTCTAATAAACTTGGAATGATACCTTGAACATCTTGTTTGAAAATAGTACCATTGGCTGTAAGAGTCCAGTTCAATTCACTATTGTATATTAAATCGTATGCTTCTTGACCTGAAAGTGCTTGTGTTGTTTTGTTATCTTCCCATGGGGAATCTTCTAAGACTAAAGTAATACTACTTGCTTTGTCTTTCTCATTAACTAAACGAAATTCTTCTGAACTAAACGTTTCGTCCCATGCTTGAGATGAACCGTATGTTTTAGCACCAGTCTTTCTGCCCTCTGATATTCTATCGCCAATAAGTTTATTTGTAAAGTCTGGTCTTAGTTGTCCAGCAATAGTTTCTGGCGACATATTCATTGCACGAATAACTGATGGATAAAGAGAGTTGATATCAATACCTGCTACCCACTTCTGTAAACCTTTCTTAGGAACTGCCACGAAAGCACCTGCGGCCTTCTGCATTTCTAAATCATGCAATTCTTCATCACTTAAATCAACATCATCGTCTTGTCGGTCACGTCTCTTTCTGTCAGGAACCACCATGCCTCGTCTGTGTGCTTCGTTAATGATTGCTTGTTCAGTAACAGCAACAGCACCCATTGTTGTTTTGATGTTCACTGTATTATCATGTGCAATCTCATTTGCTAGTTCAATAAATCTTAGTTTCTTATCAATCTTATCAAGTAGTGCAACGTCTTGTCTGTTATAGGCTACGAATTTGTAGAAGTCATTATTATACAACTGGTCGAGTGTGCCGTCATATGCAACTTTTTGTTCACCTACTTCGTGTTCACCAATTGTATCAAGTGAATAGGAATGCATTTCATGGTAAGTATACTTACGATATAGTTCTAAGTAGTCTAAATGAATTCTTCCGAACAAATCAAACGTTTCTTGTTCTTTACCATATTTTACTATCTTACGTTTCTGAGGTACTAAGTCCCATAAACATAATTTGCGTGTATGCGACTTACTTAACACTTCAGTTATTCTATTAACAGTATAAGGAATATCATAACCTTCAGAGTTCCATCCAGTTATTACATCAGCATCCTCAATCACATCTAAGAAGTCATTGAGCATATCTGCTTCACTTAGATATAATTGAGTATTCTCAAACTGGTCACAAATACGTTGGGCTTCTTCGAGGCCTTCACCACTTCTCATTGACTTTGGTGGAATAGCAAGAGTTACAAGTAAATCTAGCCATTGAAGATGTACTGTGATTGCCGTGATTGGCATGAATGGGTCACTAGGGTCAGCAAACCCTCGACTTGCATCGAAGTCGGTCTCAATATCGAAGAAAGCAGTATTAAGTGTTGGTGAATCTATACCGTTATAGTTCTCACTCAAACACTTGACTTCAGGCTTCATATCACTTTCGTAAAATGTTTTACCTACGTTTATCTTTCGTTCTTTATGGAGGTCTTTAAGACGTTTACATTTTATTTGACGAACTTTGTCACCATGAATACTTACATGGTCACCGCGTGGGTCTTTCACATAGAAAGTCCGCCACGCTGGGTAATCATTGTAGACTCTTTTGCCTTTTATTCGTTCTACAACTTGAACAATATCTTTGTCTTTGTTGTAGAAGGCATCTACATAACTCAAAGAGTGCGTCCTACAGTTTCTAAGATAGTTTCCATATCTTCAAAGTCTTGGCGAGTTTCAGCGAGTTTCGCCTTGTGTGCAACTGAGATTGCCTTGTTTAAAACCGCTGGTTTTACATCGATTTCTTCAGCAATTGCTCTTACTGTATCACGTAATCCACCTTTGAGGTCTTCGCATTCTTGTAGAACCAGACAACCTTCATTCACTAATTGAATGAGTTTTGCTTTTTCTTCTTCGTTAATTGCATCTATTGACATATAAATCTCCTATAAGTTGGACAATAAAAAAGAGTGCTTTCACACTCTTTATATATTAACATAGGTGACTTTGAAAGTCAATAGATTATTTGTCTAATTCTTGTGCTTTTTTCATGGCCTGTTCTACCATATCATTCGCATGTTGTTTTGATGCCACAAGAGGATTACCGAAACCAGATTTATCGGCCGCTTTTGCTAAAGCACCCGTGGCAAAATTCTTAACTTTGGTGCCAACTGTTTTTATTCTATTCTTCGTTAAATCTTTTTTCGCTTGTGCTACTTGGGCTGGAGTAGTGCCTGCACCACCAACTTTTTTGCCCATATTCGCAATCATCTTGCCTTGTGGACTATCGGCCTTATGCATTTTACCACTTTTATCTTTTATCATTCCATTTACTGCACCCTTTGCCGCACCTCTGGCTATTTGACCTTTAACACCTTTAGATGCTAATGCACCGCCAACTGCTTTTGCCGCTTGTCCTAATGCTGGTAAAATCTCATCAATACGTTTGCCTTCTGCAATACCTTCTTTAAGTTTGCTAAATGCAAAGTTTGACATTCTAAGCATGCCTTCTTTAGTTCTTAGCATATTATCAATTTTTTCTTTGTTAGCATCGTTTACTGCGTCATATACTTGTGATACTGCTGATGCTGTGTATAAATCTACTTTCATCTTGCCATCGTCAAATTTGACTTGCATGTTTTGTTTGTCTGCTACAATCTTTTTAATCGTATCAATTGCTTTATTACTACTCTTTGGTTTCATATCCATAACTTTTAAGAATTCATCTCTGGCCGCAATTGCTTCTTCATCTTCGTTCACTGATTCAAATTTAGTTCTAATTAAACTTGGCTTGACATTAAGTTCTCTAGTTCTAATATCATCAACAGCATTTTGAATTCTGTAAGCCATTTCAATCGCATTCTTACTTGCGGGTTCTAATTTTTGAATTTCTAAATCTAATCCCAGTTTATATAACATATGTGCATACTCGTCAATTGTGTTTAAGTAGCCTGCTATATTGCCTTCGTTGTCAACTGATACTTCTGCTTCTTTTACTGATTCAAATTTATCTGATACATTCAACGCTTTGTTTATTTGGTCATGAATAATATCTTGTATTTGAAATTCAGTATCGCCGTCTGTGTCCATATCATTAGCAATTAAGCCTTCTTTAACCATTTCATCAACACAACGAATAGCAATATTACGTGTGTCATCGTTATCTAGACCTTCTTTGACTGCTTTCTTATCTTTGGCTGCCTTTTTCATTGGCTCTTTTTTATCACCATCTTTGTCTAAGTCTAAGAAGTCTGGCTTTGCACCTTCATTTTTGGCTTTCCATTTTGCTTCTAATTCTTCTATGTCGTTATAATAATCTTTATCCCATTCATAGCCATCTGCTTCTAATTCTTTCCACTTTTCTGGGTCAGAAGTAGTCGTGCCAGAATAAGAACCACCGTCTTGTTTTCTGTACTTTCTCATTCCTGCCGCTAGTTCATCTTTTTTCATTTTAGCAACCATATCATCTCTGCCCCAAAATGAACCTTCTTTTAAACGAGCATCTAATTGAACATCATCGTAGCCTTTGGCTCTCCATAAGTCATATAACTCTTTGGCTTCTTCGTAATTTAGCCACTTGTCATTAACTTCAGTACCACCAACCCAAACAGTATATTCCATTTGAGAACCTTTTACTGTTTTGTCATATTCTTCTTTAGACATATCACCATGATAGTCATCATAAGATTCTGCTTTAGAAAGTATCATATCTTTCCATTCATATCTTGGGTCACCTGCTTTAAAACGTTTCCATGCTTCAGTATTATTATCTTTGTCTGCTTGTGTTACTTCCATTTTACGTGGTTCAGGATAATTACCTTCTGCCAAATGTGCATCAATACCTGCTGTTGATTTCATTCCCCAATGTTTAGCCGCATTCTTTGCCGCATCATAAGATGATACTGCATGAGTTTCATGTTTGCCTTTTTTGGCATGAACGCAAATGTAAGGACGTTCTTTTTGTTCTGTAAGTTGTGTCAGTTTCATAAGCCTTCTACCTTTTAATCATTGGTGTTTTAACTGGATGGTTATAAGATAAGTTGCCTACTTCGGCACTATATCCCATCTTAGTTTTCTTTTTTTTCTTAGATTTTTTAGATGCATATATGCTCTGTTTTGGGTCACCACCACCTAAAGGTGCCGCCACTGTGGCTATACCACCAGCACTTGTCATTTCACCTAATATCTCATGTATTTTCATAATAGTATTTATCTAAATTGTTTTAAAACGAGTTCATCAAAATGTGGAAATTCAGACTTATATGAGATTTCTCTTCTATCTTCTAGCATTTTAAACTCTTCTGAAGCAAGATTCTTCATCTCTGAACTGACCCTAGAATTTAAAATTTGATTTCTGAGTGATTTTAACATGGTAATATACTCATTTTTCTTATAAAGGTTAGTCATTTCATTCTCCATATACTCTATCTGTTCTGACACAGCATCAGCATGGCGACTACTTAACATTGATATAGATAAATGTCGTGGTTCTTCTATATAGTTGATTAGAAACCATACCTTTCGCTTATAGTCATGTTCTGCTAACTTATTGTTTATATAGACAAGATAGTCTTTAAAATACGGCAGAGATAAGGCATTATGGGCACAACCAAATCCTATAACTAGATTCTTCAATCTTGTTGACTCTGTTAAGAACATATCTAAGTTATTGTCCCACGTCTTAAAGTCCATTCCCCACCGAATTAGTTCTGCTCTCTCGTTAATTGCTTCTCCAGATAATTGCATAATGTATATTATGTTAGGAGTACGTTCAATCAATTCAATAAATTTCGTAAATTTCTTTTTAGGAAAAGCCATACCAGTTGTAATTGTAACTGTTACTTCTTGCTCTGGCTTTACATGGAATTTTGAAAGGTATTCTAGGAATACATACATATGGTCAGTAAAGAAAGGTTCACCGCCTAATAGACTTAAATTAATAGTAGGAGCATCTGCTAATGTAGTATTGAAATACTCGGTCAGTAAATCCATTACTTTATGAAATATCTCATCTTCAGTATCAGGATATCGTTCCTTTAATTCTTTTTGCCATCTTGAACTGAGTTGTGGTCCACAATATACACAGGCTAGATTACACTTGTTTGTCAGTTCAAGTTCGATAAAGGTAGCAGGAGTCTCATAATCAAATTTAATAGAATGATTAGTATATAATGTTCTGTGACTTTGTCCATACCTATCTTCTGATTCCCAACATACATGGCAATCTGGACATCTTACGCCAGTTGCTAAGTCATTTTTTCTCTTTTGAAGAATTGGATGATTGAAAAGAAAATCTATACCATTCGTGTTTAGAGTTTCTAAATCAAATGTAGTTTCTTTTGTTTGTTGAGCAGTTAAGTCTGTTTTACAACACCAACTAACTGTTTTCTTGGGTAATGATATGATAATATCATTCCAAGTTTTATAACACATTGTGTCTTTGTTATACACTTGAATGCCTTTATCGTAAATTTTTCTTTGGAACTCCGTCTTTATCAACTGCATTGCCAAACTTGGCCGCTTGTTTCTTAATCTCATCAGGACCTACATCAACAGTAGTGTTAATACCTGGTACGATTTTGCCTACACCACCAGTTTCGTTAGTTTTTTTTCTTTTCAAAAGATTGATTTCTTTTTGTAAGATATCAACTGCTTTTGTTAATTCCTCCATTTTAAATTCGTGTGACAAATCAGCAACATCACTATCTTTTTCATTATTCTCAACATCTGCTAATAGAGCCGAAAGAATATTATCTGCTTGAGGATATTTTGCTTTCAACATCATCATTGCTCTTGCAGTTTTAGGGTCAAAGGCTTTTAACTCATCATCTGTCTTTTCTTTTTTTTCTTTAACTGACTCTTTACGACCTAGAGTTGCAATGCCCAAGTCCAGTAAATCTTTTCTAGTTACGTTTCCTTTGTACTTATTGTATATCTTTATAAGTTCTTTCCATTGTTTCTCACTTGGTCTAGCCATCCAACCTTTTTTAACCATGTCTTTGACATCTGTAAGAGTAAATTCTTTTAATTCAAATTCTTCTATTTCACTTCTACCAATTACATCCAGAATCGATTCTTTATTAATACCACGAGATTTTGGTCCACCTCTTTTACGAGTTGCTTGTAATTCTGCTTTCGTATCAACGACTGCTTTCATCATTGACTGCATGACATCTCTATCTAAAAGTTTTTGTATCTGCTCAAAGTCGCCTCGTTCTGCCATCTTAGTAAGTTCTTTAAGTTTGCCAACTATACTATCTTCTATTTGATTAAGCATAAGTCTGCCGTATCCTTGAATTAATACTTCAGGATTATTAGGGTCTTCTTTGTTCCACTTCCAGATTTGAGAATCTTCTTCTAATTCTTGCTCACTAAACTCGTCACTAAAAATTCTTTTAATTAATGAAGGTTTCTTAGTTGCTTTTGGTAGAAATGATGCAGATGATGTTCTTGACCTAATTGTTGGAGTATGACGTAAACCTGTCTTGCCACTCATACTGTATAATCCTCTACCCTCATTCTTCTTTGCACGTTCTATTCTCGCTTTTTTGATATAATCCATCAATACCCCATATGATAGATTGCGTGAGTCTAGGCCGTCTTCTTCAGCCATTTCTTTGGCACGCATCATCTCATAATATGAGTCTAATGAAGCGGAGCCAGAACTTTCTACTGGAAATTCTTTATTAGATGTTTTGAAATCTGGTTTACGCATTACTGTCTTTACGATTAAATCAAGTTCTTCGTTTTCTCTATCCCAACGTAATGCAAATGGCATATTAATATCAGTTACTAAATCTTTCATTACTGCTTCTTGGTCTGGACCCATCTGTGCGATTGGTTGACCCCAACGTTTGTATTCTTGTTTGAATAAACGTGTAAGTTCACTTGCTGTGATTTGTTTACCATTACGTTCATCATTTACTCTGTCGAGGAAGTGACGTGTAAATTCTACATCAATACCGACTTTACCAAATATTCTATCAGCAAATGTTTCTAACGCTTCTAGGTCAGATGGAGTAATTTGTTTGTCTAATTCGTCTAATCTCATTATAGTTCGCCCGAGTCATATTGTTGAAGTTCTGGTGGTATTCCCATACTTTTTATAGTATTGTTATCTGCAAATGCAGTAAATATCTTTTTCTGGTCTTCATTAGATAAGTTCTTTTTAATCGCTTTGACCAACGTTTCATAACTATATAAATCTTCGCCGTTATCAAGACCTAGGTTCTTAGCAATTTCGTCTGCTGTCTTCCATGGTCCAGCAATAATCTTATTGTTGTTCTTTTTAGTATATCCATCACCAGATGCTTTTGGAACTGGTCTGCGTAAAACTCTTACTAGTCCATCTCTCGGACTAAACATAAATCTTTTTGATTGTAATGGTCTGCCATCTTCAATTGTTTGTTCACTGTTTTCTATATCTAAATTACCAGCAATTGAGGCAATCATTAAGTTACGATATACGCCTTTGTACTGGCTGTCTTTTTCATGTGGTGAATGATAATATGTCTTTAACCAATCTGGGTCACCTGGCATAAAATCAATTTGAACATATCCAGTTCTTGGTCTACCATCTTCTTTAGTCTCATCAAAGTCCATGATTTTAACCTTAGTCATAATCACACTTGACTTTGCAATATCATGTATCTGCTTACTCTTTTTAAGACGTTCTACAAATTCTGGTATCTTGTCTGCATCAATCTTTAGTGCAACATCTATATCGCCACTGAACTCTCTTTTGCCAACACTACCCAATGCATTGTTTCTTAAATCTATACCAAGTTCTTTCTCTAATGGAATAAGTGTTGGATTGATTTCATCAATATGAATTGCGCCAACTCCTGGCAATGAACCACCCTCAGATAATATCTCTGATTGTGCGACTTTGTATTGAGTTAGTTCAAATAAGTTCATTATTATTTACCTTCAAATTGTCCTCTAGCACCGAAATTGGGCTCACTCTTTTTTCTTTTATTGGCATGTCTCCATTCGTTGTGACCTTTTGACCATTTTAGTTTCTCTGCGCCACTGTATGGATTGCTGTCGTATGGCTCACCATTCTTGGCAGCCTTTTGACCTTCTTTGTATTCAGGTGTTCCCTTTGCATTAGAATAATGCATGATGCCTGCTTCGTTTGTTTTCTGACTATCTAGTAGTTTGCTTAGTGCTTCTTTAACTTTATAAGTTTTTCCATCAACGTCAAATGTCTTTTTGCCATCAATTTTTGCTTTTGCTAATGCACCAGAAAATTCATTACCTTCTGTTTCTGTTTCTGGAAACAATTGCTTGTAGTATTTTTTATGTATTGCTTTATACATCATCTCTGATTGTTCAGGTGTTGTGTAACCTTGGCGTTTGATTATCTTTAAAAGACCTTCAACTGCTTTAATCTCACCTCTATCACCGAATGCTTGTGCTAACATAAGAATGTTTTCTGAATGATTGTTTCTATCTTCATTATGCTTATATGTGTCTTGCATCTTTTTCAAGTCACCGCCGTGGTCTTCAGGCGCAACATCTTTATCATCGTAATCATCTGGTCCGTAACCTGCTGGTGTAACATCTTTCCAGTTTTCATTTACTGTGCCAATTTTCTTAATGATGTTAAGAAGAATTTGATTACCATCTGATGCTGTTACTTTTCCATTTTCATCTTTGTTGCTATATGTACCAAACATACGTGAAAAACGTTTTTCAACAACGTCTTTGTTTTTCTTAACCCAAAGCATTAGAGTAGTTAATTTACCTTTATCTTTTAGGATATTGCCTTCATCCCACATTTCAGATGTTCCAAGATATTTTAATCCTGCTGGGTCTCTTTTAACACCATCGTACATCATACTCAAGTCGTGTATAAAGTTTCTCTCTTGTCCACCAAAGCCTTGTTCTGAACTATCTCGTACATGTTCATCAACTTTTTGCTCTACGAAGAAATCTACCATATCCTGTGCGTCACTAAAAAACTTTTGTCCTTTATCATCTTCACGGCTTACAAACCAGCCATCTGCACCACTATCAAAGTCACCACTTGCGATTTCTTTTCCTTTATGCATAATACGAACAACGCCACCATCTGATACTGCTTTATACTGTCCTTTGCCACCATGTGCTAGGACTTGTGCTTCTTCTATTGATTCGCCCAAGTCATTGTTTCTACGAAAATCTGCTACGAAATCTTTAATAGTATCACTGCCTAAGTAACGAACCATATCGTTTAATACGATTTCATGTGCATCATTATCACCACCTAAATCATTAATTAAGTCATATATTGGTTGTGCAAATTCACCACCTGCTTCGTTTACTGATTCACCTAAATGGTTTTTAGCATATGCTTTTACATCTTCTGCATCTCCATGAAATGAAACTTTATATCCACCCCACGGTGAAGTTATTAATTTGCCATTTTCACCTCTATGTATCTGCTTTTTCAAGTTAAATTTCTTATGTGCGTTTGCCATGCCTTGAGGTTCGTAATCTGATATCGTAATTGTTTTTCCATCGTTACTATAAATTGCGTCTATAGAATCTTCATTTGCTTCTTCT